TCAATTTTTTTTATAAATAAAAATGATTCAATAACTGAGTATAAGCTGACTATTCAGATAGTCAATATCTTCCTGAGAAGTACACATATCAGTCTTCGTCAATTCGTCGATAATATACCAGTTGTGGTCGTCTACTGACATCCTCTGAATATAGTTGTTGTAATCGTCTTCAGCCATCTGTTTCTCTATATCAGCATAATCAAATGGAGTGAAAAACGAGTCAATTTCTTTAACCAGTTTTTTTTTGAGCTTGATTGTTTTTGCTTGAATACGCAAACCGAGCATTCGAATTTTCTCTTCTTTCATTCTAATTTTATCAAGTCTCTCTGTCTCATTCAACATTTTAACTTTTTGTAAATGTCTGACTATAAAAGTCTCAATAGGATTTATTATTCTATATAGGTGAATTTTAATAAATTTTTTAAGAAGAACTCGTTCCTTTTCAAAGGTATCTTTTAGTTCCGTTATACCTTTATCTATGTAACGTAACTTTTCTAGTTTAAGTTGAGGAACTCTATGCTGTCTTTTATAAGACATATTTACTTCCTCCGTAGTTGAAATCATAGTATTATTGATAAGATTTTTTAACTTACTGTAGTTTTCATTCTCAAAAATTGTGAATTTGTACTTTTGAGATAAGTTATAAACTTGTGTCTCTATATCATCAGAGGTATAGATTGATGTTTTGTCTTCTTCATCTAACATTTCTTTTGGTTTAGTAATAGGGCGGGTTTTGTTGAAACGCATAAATAAATTAAATATGATTAAGGAGTTTAAATTTCAATTTTTTTTATTGCACAGTATGACATTTTTTGTACATTAATTGTCTACACAAAGGACATTTATTATCTTTTAATAATTCAAAACAACTTTTATGAAAAGCGTGTTTACAATTATTTAATACATAAGATATTTCATCCTTATCATCATCCAAACAAACTGGACATTCGTGTACTGCTTTAGAAACCGTATAATATGGTTTCAAAGATATTTTTACAAATTTTACTGCATCTGGATTATTATTAATTGCGGTTTCACATATTTTTATAGTTTGTTTATCATATTCGATATATTTTAGATATAGTCCATTTTGTTCTACAACAGCTAAACATATATTTTCTGTTTTATCTTCAACAAATTTGAATGCTTTAATATTATATTTAATTGCTTCCAAACATATTTTTTCAGTTTGATAATTCACAAACTTTAATGCTTTATAATTTTTATAAATAGCGAGTAAACAAAGTTCATCTGTTTGTTCTCTAATATATTGAAGAGATTCTGGATTATGTTCAATTGCAAAATTACAAATATCATTATTTTGATCAACTAAAAATAAGAGAGCTTTTATGTCATTTTTAATAGCTTGTTGACATATTTCAAGCGATGGATTACAAATATATTTAATTGCAAGTCCGTTTTGTGTAACTGCTTCATAACATATATCATTTGTTTTATTTTCTACCCAAAATAATGCTAATCCATTATTTTTAACAGCGGTTAAACATTCAAAATATGTTTGCTTCTTAATAGATTGTAATTTTAATCCATCTTTTGATAGTATATTAAGATTTCTATTAGCATTATCTTTTAATTTTGACTTTTTTTGCTTTAATGGTACAGGTTTTCTATTATGTACACTTTTTAATTCTTTTGAATTTAATCCTTCTGAAAATGAAACTGAATTAAAATTACAATCAATATTTAAATGACTATCAGCTTCTGAATTACTGCCATAATCAAATATTGTGGGTTTAGGGGTATTTATACAATTGTTATCTAATTTAGTACTCATTAATATTAATTAAATATATATTATTTATATATTTTTCAATTTTTTCAATATTACCTTTACATTGCTTTAAACAAAGTCCTATAAAGATTACGTATTTATTTATTTTAATGGAAACATATTCTATAGATAACTTTAATTTAGACAATATTAATAGTGGTAATATAGCTATTATTGGTATGAGAGCATCTGGTAAAACTTTTATTATTAGAGAAATATTACTTCAAAAAAGAGCTTGTAAAATAGGAAGAATATTTAGTAGAACAGAAAAATTAAATACATTTTATGGTAGTTTTGTTGATTCAGATTATATTGAATATAAATTTAATCCTTATTTAATTAGAGAAATTATAGATGATCAAATGAAAAATAATAAAAAAATGGCTATTATAGTTTTTGATGATTGTTTATCTTCAAAAGGAGAATGGTGTAAAAATCCCGAAATCATTGAAGTTATAACTAAAGCTAAAGAATTAAATATTCTTAATATTTTTGCATTTCAATTTGCATTAGCTATACCTGATAATTTAAAAAAATTTGATCAAGTAATTATAATGTCTGAGCATATGCATACTAATAGAAGAAGAATTTTCAATTATTATATTAATCCTTCATTATTTCCAAATTTTGAAACATTTGAAGTATTTTATAAGGAAATTATTTTTGATAGAACGTGGAGAGTAATGGTAGTTGATAATGATAAGAAAAACTCATTAGAAGATAATATTTTCTCTTTTAATAGTGAAGAAATTGATGATAAATTTAAAATTAAAGATAATTATCCAATTGAAATACAAATTAAAAATCTTGTTTTAAATGCTTGTGTAAATTTACCAGAATCAGATAAAGCAAGCGAATCAGAAAAATCAAGTAAATCTGAAGAATCAAGTGAATCTGATGATTCTTCTGTATTAATTGAAACATTTGATGAGAAAAGTTTATCATCAGATTATTATTTTAATTTATTAAGTAATAAAAAAAAATTAAATAATGAAATAGTTGAAACTAATGAATCTTTAGAAAATATTATAATAAATACTAAAGATGATATTATTCAAATAACGAAAAACAATAAAAAAATTCAAATAATGTTTTAAAGAGATAATTCTGTAATATACTAAGTTTCTATAGTATAATCGGTTAGTACACAAGACTTTGACTCTTGAGACCTCAGTTCGATTCTGAGTAGAAACACTATTTTTATAAAATAATAAAAAATTTAATTATTTGATTTTTTTATTATAGCGTGCACATCTTCTTCTTTTAATCTCTTTACTTCTAAACCTATTCTAGGTTTAATATAATTATACATTATTAATGCTGTTTGTACTACTGCTAATCTTTTTAATGATGGTAAAAATTGACATTTTCCAGTATTTATGGTTTCAATTGAAATAAAAACTATTTCAATTAATAAATATTTTACAAAATCTTGATAAACTAAAATAAAATATTCTTCGTATTTTTTATCATCTTTAAATTTTGTATTCTTTAAAGTTAATAAAATAGAAAAGGTTCCTAATGTAAATATAACTAAACTAATATCTATTAAATATTTATTATATTGTGATAAATCAAATTTTAAATTTTCCATATTAATATTAAATTAGAATTTTTATTCTTATATATAATATATATGCAAATTACTAAGAAAAAAGAAGATAAAGATAAAAAACCTATAGAAAAATTTTCAAATACTTTTATGTCGCCTTGGGTTATTGTTGGTTTAATTCTTATAGCAATCATTATTTTTGGAGTTTGGTATAATCGTGAATTATTTTATAAACCAATAAACTTACAAAGATTATATCCTGTTCAAGCATATCGTCCTCCAACTCAACCTGTATATAATCCTCCCTATCAATATAGAGGACTTGTACCACCAATATCAAATAATCAATACAAACCTCAAGTACCATATACTCAACCAGTATATCAAGCACCACAATATAAACCACAAGTACCATATACTCAACCAGTATATCAAGCACCACAATATAATAATCCAGCACCACAATATAATAATCCAGCACCACAATATAATAATCAAGCACCACAATATAATAATCAAGCACCAGCACCTTCAGCACCATCATATTATGACCAACCACCTTCACCTTCTGCACCACCAGCATCTCCTCTAGCATTAGCACAATTAGGTAAAGGATTAGGTAAAGGATTAGAACATTTAACAGATACACCAAGTACAATATCTGCAAAATATTTAAATGAAGGAAATAATTGGGATATATTTAGAAAATCATTAAACATACCAGATGAATTATCTGAACTTGATTTTGTAGATATGCTTCGTAATAGTTTACAAAAAAAATAATAAATAAATTATATTAAAGCAAATTATCTTCAATAATATTCAACTCTACAAGTTGCATTACAATGTTAATATTACCGATTTCTTTAACCTTGGTAATATCAAGTTTCACTTTTTTAATAAAGTCTCCTTTCAAATTAATTGCACCAAGTTCATTGAGCATAATGAATACATTAAAAGGTAGTTTCGTAATTTGATTAATAATATTTGGTGACGTTTTCTCCTCAAATTTGATTCGTTTAATTAATGGAAGGTTAATATTTTTATCATCAGATTCAATATTTTTCCGTTTAGGAGCCTGAGGTATAATTATTTTTGGTTTCCTATCTGGTGTAATAAGTTTCATTGCATTAGCAAAAGGAAATGATTCTTTAATAATCTTAACTTCAGGATATTTGTTTGAATCTAGCGTAGAAATATAACTATAAAATCCCCTCAAATTATGAGTTACTTGACCAAATTTAAGTGTCTTGTTAAAATATGAAGAAAATACATCAGTTGCAATTGTATGCAAATCGCTTGCTACATATATTTGATAATTCTTTTTTGACCACAGTGTAAAAATTTGATGAAATTGTTCATTTCTATTCATAATCTTATCTTCAATACTAGAGTCTGATTCATATTCGTCATCATCAAAAGTTTTAATATTTCCTATATTAAGAAGATGTTCTACTATTTTGCTATCTTTTTCAATATCTGTGTTTTTCTGCATATTAATATAATTTAATAATATAGATTAATATATTCAATTTTTTTTTTATAAATCAAAAAATTGATTAAAATTGATTATATTTATTCACTTGATTATTAATGAATCAACCATTTATTTTTGACAATAATATATATAATGCATATATATATCACTCTGGTGGGTTTCACCCAACATTTCATCAATACCAACAATTTGCATCTACATTATATAATAATAATATGTATTATATTAATTTACAAGCACAACAATTACAATTTCAACAAGCACCACAAATCCAACAACCATCACAACAGCCTATAGAAAGAATTAGTGTATGTATTTATGGTATGGGATGCAAAAATGTTAAATGCTCCGATTATCATCATCCTTCAAAAGATTTAGATATTATTAATACTTCTAAAGCAAAATAGGATATAATATTAAAATATTTTAATATATTGTAATATTATATAATATATGGATTTTACTTTAGAAAAGTCAATAGAAATTGACTCAGTTTTACTTAGTGATAATTTTCATAGTAATTTTTTTATAACAGACATTCAAAGTAGTTTAACAGTATTAAAATTATTAAATTCAAATGATAAAACAAATCCAATGATTGAAAGGGCTCTTATATTTGGAATTATAATTGTTTTTTCTAAATCATCAAATAAATATTATCTGTTTTATAGAGACATATCAACTCTATTATGGTATGAAGAAGCTATAAAATTTAAAAAAATGCTTGATTCAAATAACGATGAATATTCAGAAGCTAAATTACAAAAATATTTAAGTTATTTTGAAAGAATAACTGGAATGGGTAAAATTTTTAATAAAATTATAAATAGAGAACCTATAAGATTTAAATGTATTAATGTATTAGATTTACCTAATGATTATGTTATTAATTATTCACATGATATGAGATTACCAGAAAGAATTCATCGTAATCCTTTTTTTAATGAAATATCTGTAGGTGAAACTAGTTATTATAATTTTATAATTAATAAAGATGGTATTATAATTGGGGAAGTTATAGATTCTTTAGAAAATGGTGTTGTACATCATTTATTGGTTGATAAACCAGAAGATGAAGTATATATAGCTGGTGAAATTAAAATTAGTGATAATAAACTTTCATTTAATTTTTATTCAGGAACATATTCTGCTCCACAAAAAACTACATCTAATCCAATTTTATCATATTTTTTAGAATTATTAGTTACTAAAATATTAAAAATGCATAAATTAGATGAGAAACCTTTAGATGAAATCAAATTAGACAATAAAATATTATTACCTCGTAAACCATTTGATAAAACTGAAATAGAAAGTTTTTTTTGTAGTCGTTTTAGAAATAGAATTGTGAAAATTCCCGATGGATATAGATGTATCAATAATACATTTGATAATTTAACAGAACCAATTAAAAGAGAAGTTATGAGAAATTTTGCAACCAATACCAATTTATTATGTGATGATTATATTAAACTTTTTCCTACTGTAGTACCAAAAATAGATTTAGTTGAAGAAAAAACTATATTTGATACAATTGAAAATGAATTGAAAAAATTTGGTTTGAATAAAATTAAGTTAGGAACTTTTGATGAATTAAAAGTTCAATTTAGAAGTTTAATAGATAATCCATTAAATTTTGCTACTTTTAAAGAAGGTGTAATTGTAGATGCTTTAGGAAGTAAAAGTATAGAATATAATAGAATACGTCCTGATGGTTCTACTGAAAGAAAAATATATACATTTAAAAATTTTTTATCAGCTGGTTCATTTAACAAAACTGATATTTATATTGATAAAACGACTCATGAATATAAAGAATATATTTTTAGAAGTTCTACTGCATCATCTTTTGATGACCAATTTAAATCATTTTATGAAAATTTAAAGCATATAATATTATATATTTTAATTCGAAAAAAATTAGGTAATGTTAAATTTATACCTAAACCTTACCATTTTGGATTGAAAAAAGAAACTAATGGTAAAATTACTTTATATATGATTATGGAAAAAGGAGAATCTACATTAGCTAAATATTTTGAAAAATCTACAGTTACCGATTTACAAATTAAGAAAATAATATTTTCTATTTATGTAGATTTATGGAATATTGATTCTTTATTTTCAAATAATATAAATTTTAAACATAATGATTTAAAATGTAATAATGTTGTTGTTTCTAATACAGGCGCCCCTTTAATTATAGATTTCGGATTATCGCAATTTGATTTAATAGATGCAGGTAAAACTATAACATTTATATCTTGTGAATCAAAAATTAAATCAAAATATTATAAAAATAAAGGATATAATATTATTCATGATTTATTGCATTTAATTGCTTCATTAAATTTTGTTGAAAGACCTTATTTAGAATCTTTTGAAATTCTAAAATTTACAAAAAATATAAGTAGTAATATTTTAGATACCAGAGTAATTGTTCCTATTATAAAAAGTAAATATGGTAAATATATAATTAATGATATGCAATTATACAGATTATTTTATTCTGATTTTGATTTAACTTTATATAGTCCTGATTCTATACCAATTACACCAATACAATTAGCTGAAAACATTGGTTTACAAATATCAGATGCAATTATTGATAAATTTGAAATTAAATATAGAAAATATAAACAAAAATATTTAAAATTAAAAAATATGATATAATATGAAGCTAAATAAAATAAATATTCAAAAATATTTAGATAAGCCAAAAAATAAATTCCAAATTTTTGATTTACCTATTTCTAAAGAAAAGCAAAATATGTTTAAATTAGAATTACCTAAGATATCTTCTGGTGAAACAAAAGATTTTAGTTATTATGGAGATGAAGAAAATCTACCAAAATTCCCTGAAAATATTAATGTTATTGAAGAAACTGTAAGAAATATTCTTAAAATAGTTTTAGATGGATATAATAAAAAACATTTTTGGTTACTTATTAGTTTAACTTATAATGATTCATCTTTTGATATAGCTAGATGGCATACAGATGGAAAACATTTTGCAAGATATAATGACGAAGTTCAATCTAAATTTGTTATGGTTTTACAAGGAGAACATACACTATTATTAAAAGAAACAGAAGATGAAAGTAAATTTTTCTTAGAAATACAAGATAAATTACGCTTAGAACAAAGAGGAAAAGAATTTAATACACCTGAATGGAATGAAATATATATGAAATATAGAAATATATTAAATGATAAATTTAAAGATTCTACTATTGTTCAAGCTTCCAATTCACAAGGATTTATATTTTTAACTAATCCAGGTAATTTTTTTGACCATGGTGCCATTCATTCAGAGCCAAAAAAAGATAAATATAGAATGTTTATTTCTATATTACCTGGTTCTGAAAAAGAAATAATGAATAGAAAAAGTATATACGAAGGTACACCTGAAGAAAAAGAAAATGCGCGTAAAATATATTATGAAGAATTATTTAAACATAATAAAAATACTCCTCAAACAGGTGGTAATAATTATTATCAAAAGTATTTGAAATATAAAAGAAAATACTTACAACTTAAAAATAAGTTAATCAATTAAATAATAATGTATTGGATGATTAGTCCAAGTTGTTTCTGTATATACTGTTTCCAAATATAATGTTTTCTTTAAAAATTTATCATATTCTGGTTTACGATAAGTAATGTATAAACCTTTAAATTCGTTTAAAATTTTCTTTTCTAATTTTTCAGCAATATTATCATCCAGGCATAAATTATCTGAATGAATAACATTATATATTCTAAAATTTTCATCTAACATATCTCCTTGCCAAATACAAACATCTCGCGACTGATTAGATATTCTATGGTCACTTATTTCAACTCCTTCCCATTTTGAATTAGGTAAGAGTTTTTCTAAATGATAAATAAGTTCACCGTCACCACATCCAAGATCAAATCCATAAATGTCATTTTTAATATATTTATTTATGGTATTAGTAGTTGTTTTCAACCCTTTATTTGTTAAAGAACCATATGTTAAATTAGCTACTCCAATTGATTTAATTTCTTCTACAGGCAAAATAAATAACTTGGAATTTAATATCATAAAAATTATTATGTAAAAAAATTTTTTCAAATGAATTTAATTTCATTTTTTTTAATTATAAATATTATAGTTTAAAATATAAATATATATATATGTCTTCTAAAAACGAAAATATGGAATTAATAATGTATATTTGTTTTGGTATACTTATACTTGGTGCTGGAATTGGTATAGCTGTTTGGGGATGGAAAAGAGCACTTGGTAATGGCGCATCTGCAACTCAAGTAATGGTTGGTAAAAAAATTGGTGAACTATGTACAAGTGATGCAATGTGTGGAACTAATAAATGTCGTTCAAATATTTGTGTAATATAAAAAAATTTATAAAAATTAAATATATTTTCTTATAATATCAGTAAAATCTGATTTATTCATTGATACAATTATTGCATTTTTTTTAGAATTTGAATTATGAGCACAAGTTTCACATCTATAATATTTTCTTTCATAATTAACTACTATTGCATTACTATGTTTGCATAACCAACTAGGTTTATTATTAGTAATAAGATTAAGTAAAGGATTAACTATGATATTATCCATTTACAACTATAAATATATAGAAAATAATTAATAAAAAATATAATCATATATTTTTTATTAGTTTTATGTTTATTTAACATTTACTAAAAAGTTTGGGTAACATGAAAAACCGACTTGAGTTGAGTTAGAATCACATTTGGCGTCAGGATATTCAATAGGTGTAACTAAAAATGTAACAATTTGTTTACATTGACTATTAAAAAGTCCACTTTCAATTCTATTAAAACTATTAAAATCAGTAGTAGTTGCTAATTTTACTCCTCCGTTACCAGCAAGTAACCATTTGTCTCCAATCCAATGTGCGTGCATACCGTGATTAAATACACCTTTAGCTGCTTCAGATACAGTCCAATTATTACCATCTTTAGATGTTAAGAAAGGTGTACGACCGTCGGAATAAGCAGCAACCCACAAATCATTACCATAACCAACACCTCTACCAATGTTATGAGCATTTGCGTTTCCTGATTCAGATTTATTCCAAGTTATACCATCATTTGAATAAGCAATGTGACTATTACCATAATCTGTGAAAACAGCTACAAACATTGAACCATTAAACAATATATCTTGACCATCTCTCCATACACGTTCTGTAAATCCATCACATTTTGTCCAATTTACTGCATCTCTTGACCAAGCAATATGACCTTGAGCACCATTTCTTTCATCTCTTAATGCAACATATACTCCTTTACCATAAGCCATTGTAGCTACATGGGCATTTTGTACAACATTCCAACTTACACCATCAGTAGATGTAAGCATATGTAATTTATCATTTATGTTACTAATGAAACCCATAGCAAACCAAGTATTATTTAAATATTTTAAGCATATTGTTGCTGTCATTAATTTATTTGCATTTGTAACAGGAGTCCATTTCATACCATCTGTAGAAGAAATGAAACTTTGATTGGAACCTGAATAAGCAGCAGCTATTAATAAACTTTTTCCATCGTAAGCTATACTATGAAGACCATCGCCACCACATCCTTCAGCTAAAACTCCTTTTGTCCAATTAACACCATTTTTAGAATATCCTACTTTATTACCATCACCAACAGCAATATATAATGGTGTTCTATTGCTTTCAAAAGTTTCTATACTTTTATTTTTAACACAAACAAATGATTCTTCGCTATCTCCTTGCATTTTAGCAGGATAACACTTAAAGTCAATATTATTTTTACTGATCTTAAACATTATTATATATTATATTTTATTTATAAAAAAAAAAATTTTTTTAAACTTTTTGAAATATTAATAAAAAATATAATTATATATTTTTTATTAGTTGTATATTTTAGTTATATATTTATTTTCTATTTACCAATGAATCAGGATAACAACTTGAACCAATTTGTGAAAAACCATCTTCACATTTAATTACAGGATATGATTTAACATATTTTGTTGCTGTTGCTATTGTTAATATTTGAGTACCAAAAGGAACATCAATTCTATTATAAGAGTTAAAATCAGTTGTTGATGCTAATTTACATCTACCGTTACCTGCAATTAACCATTTATCACCAGTCCATGTAGAATACATTGCGTGTTCAAATGTATCTCTAGATGCTTGTGAAAATTTCCAATTTTTACCATCTTCAGATGTTAATACTGGTGTATTACCATTAGAAAATGTAGCAACCCATAAATTATTTCCCCAAGTTACACCTCTACCAATACCATTAGATTGTGAATTTCCAGATTCAGATCTTTCCCAGTTTTTACCATCTGTTGAATAAAGGAAACGGCATTCGCCTGTACCAACAGCAACAAATATTTTACCATTATAAGCAAGACTAAAACCATCGTTAAATGCTCTTCTTGTACCACCACATTCTCTCCAACCCATCATATCTTCAGAATATGCCATATAATAGTCATTCCCACTTTGTAATAAAATAACAAAAACACCAGCACCATAAACACATCTTACAATAACTCTAGCATCTTGTATAATATTACTTGGTTGCCACATATCTTGCCAATTAATACCATCGAATGAAGTTGCTAACCACCAATGATTATTATTACTTAATTGAACACAAGCTACAAATTGATCCTTACAATATGCTACATTAGATACTGCTTTCCAAGCATAATTTCCTTTGACACCAATCCATTTTTTACCATCTCTTGAATACATTAAACCAGTATTATCTCCGCACCAAGCACCTGCAACCATTATTTTTCCATCATAAGCAATACTATGTACTTGAGTATTATATCCATCTGGTAAACTAGCTTTAGACCAATCAGTTCCATTTGTAGAATAAGCTATAATACTATTATCACCACCTGCAATAAATATTTTGGGTGCATTTGTAGTATCAGCTTCTGGTGGATTTGGTGTAAGTTTCCATTTATCTTTTAAATAATTTTGTACAGTTTTACGATCAGCATCATTAATTACTCCTTTGAAAAGAATAATTTCAGCTACTGAACCAAACCATTGTTGACTACCATTATTCGTAGCACCAATACTCATAGCATTAATTATATTAAAATTGTTGCCACAAGCTGAACCTATATCGGGATAACTTCTTGTTGGTCCAATTTCACCATTAATTGAACTTGATGTAGTTTTATCATTTGCATTAACAATTAAATCAGAATAAGACCAATCTGCAAACATACTTGTTCTCATTGGTCCATATTTATCCCAATTTCCAAAATTGTTACATCCAACCATAGTATGAAAAAAATCACTATAACGATGAGTACCATAAAATAAAAAACCATCTCTATTATTATTTGGGTCATTATTTTGTCCGTGACTTTGAATTAATCTTTGCCAATCGGCATTAACTGCACCATCACTTTTAGCTAATTGAACTGTGAATAATGAATATGAGTCAACATCTGGAAAATTAAAGTTCATTTTAGTTCTAGCTCTCAAATCTACAGTTGATAAACCATTACGAGTGTTTGCTTTAACAACAGGTCCTTGATTCCAGTTATTGACAGCATCATTGCCTAAACCTGATTTATCTTTCCATACACGAAAGGTAGTTCCTTCTGCTACTTCACTACCATTTCCATTAACATCATTACCATCAAACCAAGCAATTAATTTTCCTGATTGAATTCCTGATAGAGTATTTTCAAAACCTTCTACGTTTTTTTCATTATTTTTGGTACATATAAATGCAGATTGATTGAGCCCGTGAAAATTCGCAGGATAACAATTAAAATCTATATTATTATTTTTAATAGTAAACATATAACTTAATTGATAAAATAAATAAAGCTATATATTTTTAATTTTGGAAATTTCATCAATTAATCTAATTAAATTTTCTGATTGATAATGCTTTATAATTTCACGAAAATTAGTAAGTAAAACTATATCAGAAGGTTTTAATAGTTTTATCATAATTAATAAATTAGTACATTGATAAGACAAATCAAAATTATTAATATTATTTTTAGGAAATAATAAAGAATTTTGATTTTCAAATGATGCATTATTATTTGAAATTGGAAATAAAATAGATGCACGAGGCTCATCAAAACCAAGACCAGGTGGTGGTCCTAAATGTTTTTCAGCCGGAATATTTTCTGATTGAAAGATAATTGGACTATATGATGTATAATGTAATTGGGTTGGATTATTTATTTGAGATGATTGAGTATTTATTATTGGTCTGTGAGTAATTGTTGGTTCTTGTTTAATTCTTGGTTCTTGTATAATTGTTGGTTTTTCTGTAATTGTTGGTTTTTCTGTAATTGTTGGTTTTTCTGTAATTGTTGGTTTTTGTGTAATTGTGTCTAATTTAGAATGATTTGGTTTTTCGGGCATTTTATCAATACAATAATTTTTAATAGAATTTAATAAATTAGGAAATTTATCTTGAATTATTTTCACATAATTATTATTTTCATTAAATATAATTTGTAGTTTATTCCACATTCTCATATTATGTTGTGGATAATGATAATATTTTATTTTTTTTTGCCACAAATTAAATGTGGTTTTAATATTATCAATAATTTGTATAACATTAGAATCAATTTTTAAAGGAGTTATTTCTTCTTTCCATTTATAAAATGGCATATCTTTATCTTTATTATCATTCTTTTCTAAATTTTTTATAGAAGACATCCATTTATTAAATTGTCCTTTTGGTGGATAACATTGTTTTGGAATATTTTTTAACATTAAACCACATAAATTAGTTGCAGAAATATAATCTTTATTCTCCTTTAATGTACGTATAATAAATGATATAAATTCATTATTTGGATTTGTAGAACTGTTCATATAATCATTGAAATTTGAAATAATGTTATTTTTTCAATTTTTTAAGTTTTATTATTGATAAATAAATATAAAAAATTATATAGGATTATATAATATGTATAAACACGATATAATTGCAATAACAGTTTCAACAAATTATGAAGATATACTTAATATTATAATATCACAAAATTGTAAATTTTTTAAAAAATGGATTATTATTACCAAAATAAGTGATACTAAAACTATTAATGTCGTTAAGGAATCAAACTATGATAACATCGAATTATTATATTATGATTTTCATTTAATAAACGGTAAAGAAACAATTTTTAATAAAGGAGGTGCTATTAGATATGGTCAAGAATATGTTTATAAAAATAAAGATTACATTGATAATATAATCTTAATTCTTGATTCAGATATTTATTTACCAGATAATTTTACAACTATTGTTAATAAGATAAATATAGAAAATGATAAATTATATGGTTCTGCAAAAAGACGTGATTATTGGTCTGAAGAAAATTTTAAAAAAAACATAGTCGATTTTGATTATATTTACTGTAGATATTTACTTGGTTATTTTCAAATGTATAAATTTAATTCAAATTATTTATACAATAATTCAACAGATTGTGGTACTTGTGATAAAATATTCACTTTTGCATTTAAAAGATTAATAATAATAGAAAATTTAGAAGTTAAACATTTAGGAAAAGCTAATGTAAATTGGAAAGGTAGAGTTACTCATAATGATTTTATATTAAATAATGATAAATAAATATATATAAATAATACTTATATTTATATATATATGTACGATATTATTGCAATAACAATTTCGACAAATTATGAAGATATACTTAAAATTATAATACAACAAAATGCAAAATTTTTAAAAAAATGGATTATTGTAACTGATGAAAAAGATACAAAAACAATAGATGTAATTAATGAAGCTAAATGTAGCAATATAGAAATATTATATTTTAATTTTTATTCAAATGCAGTCAGAAAATTTATTTTTAATAAAGGAGGTGCTGTAAGATTTGGTCAAAAATATGTATATAATAATCCAGAAAATAAAGATAGTTTAATTTTAATACTTGATTCTGATATTTATTTACCAGATAATTTTACGGAATGTGTTAATAATAAAATTATTGAAGAGAAAATATTATATGGTTCATCAAAAAGAGTAGATTATTGGTCTGAAGAGAATTTTAAAAAAAATAAAATAGATTATCATTATGTTTATTCAAAACTTGTTCTTGGTTATTTTCAATTATATAAATTTAATTCAAAATGCATATATAATGATTCAAATGATTGTAGTGGATGTGATAAAATATTTACAGGTTCTTTTAAAAAATTAGAAATAATAGAAAATTTAGAAGTTAAACATTTAGGTAAAGCTTGTGTAAATTGGAAAGGTAGAGTTTCGCATAATGATTTTAAACCTATACAAACTAAAGTTTAATTTATTTTTTCTATAATAATAAATTAATTTAAATTTTTTTTCAAAATTAATTTATATATATATGTTTAGTTTTATGAAAAATAATATTACTTTTAATTGTGAACCTGTAGATACAAATTCACAATCACCAACTTTTGTTTGTTTAGGGGATAATAAAATGGATTTAAACAAATCTATTGAAAATTTTGAAAATTCAAATAATCAAGATAATGCTGTTGATTATCAACCTGTAACATATTTACCACTTTTAAGTGATGCAAAAGATTTAGGTTTAAATCCTCAAAAATCTGTTATCCAAGGACAAACAACATTTATAACTCAAAATGGAAGTTTATGTGCATATTTTAATAATAGAATGGATACATATGTTCAAGTTGATAACACTACTGAAACCTCTTTTACTGTAGCTTTCTGGTTCAATTTAAGAGATGGTAATAATTATACAATTGTAAGTAGAACTGATGGTGGTAATCCTTCTCTTCAATTTGATACTGCATCTGGTGATGTTTTACATATTTATACAGCTTTACCAAATCAATGGCACGCCAATAATACAAATAGTAGATTTGCTTCAAATACTTGGTATCACGCTGCTTATGTAGTAGATGGTATAAATACTACTATTTATATAAATGGAGAAGTTGATAATAAAATGACTGGTGCTGGTTTAATGCCTTCTAAACCATTATGGTTCATTGGTCGTTCTGGTGATAGTGGTCGTGCAGCAAATGTATGCATCCGTCAATTTGCTACTTGGAAAATAGCAATTGATAAAGGTACTATTCAAAAATTTATGACTGAAAGTAGACCAGATGCAATTGTATCTGTTAAAGTACCTAAATTAGAATGCAAAGATTATCAAGTACAATTTGGTAATTTTTGCGTACCTAAATGGTTAGTAGGTGAAAAAACACTTATAACTAGTTCCTCTAGTTTTGATCCCAAAAAAATAAATGGTTTGCAATTTTGGGTTGATGGTATGGATCCTTTAAATAATGGTAGTGCACCAAGTAATGGTACTGTTATTACAACTTGGAGTGATAAATCAGGTAATGGTAATGATGCTACAGGTGGGAATAGTCCTAAATTTAACAATAATTCAATTGTATTTGATGGAGGTTCTAACTTTTTACAAACTCCAATTACAGCAAACCCAGTTAATGAAACTATATTTATTGTTTTTACTTTAGCAAACAATGCTGGTGGAGGTAATAATGATATGTGGGCTTCAAGCTTAAATCATGGTAGAGGTTTCCAAGTTATAGGAAACCCTGCTCGTTTGAAATACGATGTTTGGGGTGTTTCAGGTTTTGCTGATGCTCCAGAAAATAGTATAGTTAGAGGAAAAATGAGCATAGGTACAGGAACATATGAAGGAGGTCCTGATAATGGTACAGCTATTGTATACGTAAATGGTGGACAATTTAAAGGAGGACCACAAAAATTTTCAACTGATGGTGGAGGTAAAACTCGTATTGGTTGTGGTGCTGGAGGAGACTATTTTAATGGTTCTATAAATGAAATAGTTTATTACAATAGAGTTCTTAATGATACAGATAGACAAAAAGTAGAAGGTTATTTAGCTTGGAAATGGGGAATACAAAGTAATTTACCATCTAATCATAATTATAATACTTCTAAACCATAATAAATATTTGATTTAATTAAATTTAATTAAATCAAAAATTCATTTAAATTTTTTTTCAACATTAATTTATATATATATGTTTAGTTTTATGAAAAATAATATTACTTTTAATTGTGAACCTGTAGATACAAATTCACAATCACCAACTTTCGTATGTTTAGGCGATAATAAAATGGATTTAAACAAATCTATTGAAAATTTTGAAAATTCAAATAATCAAGATAATGCCGTTGATTATCAACCTGTAACATATTTACCACTTTTAAGTGACGCAAAAGATTTAGGTTTAAATCCTCAAAAAACTGTTATTCAAGGACAAACAACATTTATAACTCAAAATGGAAGTTTATGTGCTTACTTTAATAATAGAATGGATACTTATGTTCAAGTTGATAATACAACAGAAACATCATTTACCGTTGCATTCTGGTTCAATTTAAGAGATGGTAATAATTACACAATTGTAAGTAGAACTGATGGCGGTAATCCTTCTCTTCAATTTGATACTGCATCTGGTGATATTTTACATATTTACACAGCTTTACCAAATCAATGGCACGCTAATAATACTAAAAATAGATTTAATTCAAATACTTGGTACCACGCTGCTTATGTAGTAGATGGTATAAATACAACAATTTATATTAATGGTGAAGAAGATAATAAAATGACTGGTGCAGGTTTAATGCCTTCTAAACCATTATGGTTCATTGGTCGTTCTGGCGATGGTGGTCGTGCAGCAAATGTATGCATCCGTCAATTTGCTACTTGGAAAATAGCAATTGATAAAGGTACTATTCAAAAATTTATGACTGAAAGTAGACCAGATGCAATTGTATCTGTTAAA